CTGCGGCAACAGCGCCTCGCACTCTCCGCAAAAATACCCTGTCCCTGTCAGTCGCGGCCTAGTCATGTGTCAATAGTTGCGCGTTGGCCCATGAAAGTGGCCCGGGTAGTTGTGGGAACCTACCCGGGCCAGACGGTTACAGTGGGGCAACAATTCGCCGTAACGCAGTGTCGATATGTGCGTTCACTATGTCGTCAGGCATCAGTTCGTACCCTTTCGCGGCATAGAATAGGTCCCAACGATAGCGACGGTTAACATCTTGTACCCGGTCCGCTCGCGGAAATTGCCCCGTACGGTAGCGGTTTCTAGTTTGCTCACTGTCGTACTGGCTAATGCGTTCCGCTAGTTGTTGCCGAATATCCGCGGATAGTTTCATACCCTCCCCTATCTATTCGTGATAACCGCTAATGGCTATCCAAGAATCCGCACACTCAACACAAAACACCTCAGGCTGCGGCAACAGCGCCTCGCACTCTCCGCAACGATTCGCGTCAACCAGTTCCACAGTCACGCCTAAAACGGCGGCTCAGTTGAACCGTTGATCGTGAACACCGACTCCGCGTTGCCGAAACTGTCCAGCCATGTACCAACCGCACTGTTGCGGTATCCCGCTGGTCGCTGCGGCACAGCAACGATGGCGGCGCTCACGACAGGCTTACGCTTGCGGGCGCGAGCCCTTATGGTGCGTGCAATATGGGCGGCAGCCTCGCGCTTGGTAGTAAAACCATCAGGCCCGCCCGCTGTCCAAGTGTCGCCATCTTCAAACGTGTAATTCACCAAATATGTGCTCATGTTGCTCCCCTTTCCTAACCCGAGTGTACCACACCCGGGTTTAGGGGATTTGGAGGCCGGTGATCCTCAACCTCAACTGACACGCATACACAATCAAATCGTCAATCTCCTCAACAGCATCCCGGCGAATCTGCTCAACATCCCGCCGCTCAAACCGCTGCACCCCCGACCCATCGTCATACTGCTCGGCACCAACCCCCACAATCCGACCCCGCAACGCCTCCACAATCCCCGCTACAGCGTCAGCGTGCTCCTCACTGGTCACAGCACAGCCAAATCACGCCACACACCCATACCAACCATGAGCGTCACCATACCCGCAGGAGAATCCTGACCCGTCCTATGCCGCCACCACGTCGAACCACCATCCAACGCAGGAATCTGCACAAACGTCTTAGCCCCCGTCTGCTCCACCCTCAAATGATGCAAATGCGCACCAAACAGAATCGTCGCCGAACCAATGTCCTGCATCCCATGAGCCTGCCCCGACCACCACTTGATCGGATCACGACCGAACTGATGACCATGCGCAAACCCACAACTCGTACCCAACACATCCAAAGTAATCGTCAACTCATCCCTACCCGGGAACACAAACGACACATGATCAAATCCCGACGCCAAACGAAAAGCATCAGCGACAGCCACCGCCCCCTCAATAGCCCACGAATCGTCATAACGGCGCTGCACCTTACCGATACGTTGCACCTCATCGTGATTACCCGGCACTACCGGAACCACCACACGCTCAGCAAGCGGAGCGAACTGCTGAATCTGATACGTCATCAACCGTCGATACAACCGCAGTTGCTCACTCATCGTCACATCTAACCGGCCAGCCGCAGCCAAAGCACCACCCTGCGAAACTAAACCCTCAACGCAATCCCCCAACCACGCACACACCACAACATCGGTACGCCGACCAACGCGCCGCAACTCCTTCAACCGCGCAACAGCCTGATCAGTCTTAGACAAAAACCGATCCACTGTGCCAGCCGTACCATCCCCATCAATCTTGCCAAGTTGCAAATCACCAGACAACACCATGAACGCATCAGTGCCAGACTCCGATGCACACACACGCGGCTTACGCCTACCAATCGCGGCAACCAACTCATCAACATCAACCGAGGTCGCCCTACGGCGGCGAATCGTCGCCTTGTAATAGAACATGCGTCGAACCCCACCGGAACCATCCGGGGCATCCCAACTGCGATACTGAACTGGCTCCACAACCTCAAACACCGCAGGGTCCAAATCCCACACCGAAAGCAACGCCGACCAATCGGAAGGCGCAGCAGGCAACGGCTCTGTAGTCAAAGTGCCAGTAGCGCCATCCCAAGCGACACCCGGCTCCCAACCGGACGGATGCCGCACAACCGGCTGCTGATAATCCGCCTGACCCCCAGCACTAAGCAGCGCTTCAATGTCGTTTTCGAGACTCACGCCGCTCCCTAACTGCCTCAGCGGCAGTCATCGAAGTCAACACAAAACCGTCAGCGATCTGCCGCAAAATGTCACCTACCGCATATGCGATATGCGCCTGTGGTATCGCATTGTGCTCCAACGCAACACGTTTCATATCGTCTGACTTCTGCTGCAACAGACGCAAATAGGCGACCACCGAATCAGCATCCAACCAAATACGATCATCAGTCGCCAATACCACGACGTGTTCCTGCGTCATGGGCATCGACAGCCCGCAACAATTTTTCTGCGTCTATGACGTTGCACCGTCTCAGACGAAACCACATAACCGTAACGTTGCAGCAAAGCGGAAACAGTGGTGCCCCGCACATTGCTTTCCAGCAACTCCTCAAATTTCTCCCGCTGAGCCTCATTCAACTGACTCAATATGAAACCGATAGAACACGTTTTCGCTCCCGGTTTCGACACCGACGCCGTAATCAACGAATCTACTTCACCTGAAAAATCCATCACTGGCTCCGATTCTCTGCCTTGCATCGAGAGCAACGAATAGCCCACGGACGTGTCACGAACAAAGCCATAGTGCGGTTACACCGCCAACACTTCGGTGCCTCATCAGTTGTGGCGTTCCTGCCATAAGGATCACTCATGGACGAATCATGCACTCATAGTTCGCAGAAACCATAGGGCGCAAATTCTCATCCTCCCCCATCGGAATGACGGAACCCTGAGGGGAGATACGCATGACATTGATACCGGACAATGTTTGCTCAGTGACAGCGCCAAGCAGCGCCCGAATCGTCTCAGCCTTATCCCGAGCCGTCGGATAGTCACCGCGAGTAGCCCTGCAAATGACCTGCAATGTTGGCCTGTCAATAGCCCAAGCCGCCGCCCCCATAGTGAACATCGGCGCGTCACCCGCATTTTCATACACCGATATCAATGTGTCAGGGGTTTCAGGCATCATGGACAGAAAGATGCTCGCACCGAGGGTGCCGTGGTCCTGCGCTTGAAGATAGTCTCCGACCGCCTCAAGAATCGTTGGCATTAGTTGTCGAACCTCCGAGCAATCATGTTCATAACGCGGACTGTCATGCGCTCAGCCATACCCTCAGCATAAAGGCGTACCGGGTTCTCTAAGAACTTCCAGCGAGTAGGCGGGTCATGCCGAGCCCGTGACGGTGGCAACTCGTGGACGAATGTCGCGTAAGGGGCGGCAGGGCCACCGTATGTGATGTATGCGTACGCCTTATTGCCGACAACCTCAGGGCCGCTCACCTCACCGGAAGCGAGCAATACACCTGTACGCACCGGAACCACATACGAGGACAACACAAAAGCCTCCTCGGCCTCCTCAATCAACGCTATCGCAGCCAACCGAGGAGCATCCTGACCGGCCAACACAAAAGCCTTCATCAAAGGCTCAAGCCCCTTCACCTTCACACTCGCCTTCACTGGCCGAACCCCACTACTGAATGATGGTTACCGTCCTCATCCTGAATTGTCTCCACAGACGTGATCTCCGGGGTAGTACCATCCGGCAATGTGATCTTGAACAGCGGCGTCACCGAGGCTGCAACGCCATACAAAATCGCCCGACCAGCCTCCACAATCTCTCGACCATCCTTATCCCTCAGGATACGTTCACTCCAAATGATCCGCGAATAGTAAGTGGAACTGGCCGTGGCAAAAGACTGCTTGCCGTACTTGTCCACCGCTGATGCAGCGTTGAACGTGACGACTTGGTTCATCATGGAACGGAAGTCTTTTTCCAAACTCACGGCCACGGCCTCCAATACGATCCGCGTTCGTAATCCATTTGACCGGTCCAGAACTCGGTGCCGTTATTCGGTGGCACCGTTTTGTCGCTGGCATGTTCAATGTTCTCAGGGCTAATCCAAGGCGTCGGTGGTTCACGTCGAGCACCCAACTCCAACAACTCATTCGCCAACGTGAAATACGCTTGCGCACGATCCGAATACGACAGCGACATATCGCCGACACTTTTACTGGTAGCCATACGTGAAAACTTTGAGGCGATGGCATACGCGCAGTCATGCGCAGCCTGATACACAGATGGGCCACCCTGCGTAATGCAGTAATCAATCTCCTCATTGGAGAGCAACTGATCATCGGTGTCAGTGTCACCAATAAGAAACCGGATAGCATCCCGGTCACTGCTTGCGGGGTCCCCGCTGTAACTCCACGTCATTGATACTCCTCATGCAAGGAGGGGGCCGACAGGGATCAAACCCGCCGACCCCCTCCAAGGGTGACTAGCGATTATGCAACAGCACTTGCGAAGAAGTAGCCAAGATCGCTGGCGACAACCTTGTTGTCGAACGCAACCTCAGCCTCAACGCGATTCGCCTTGAGGGACTCCATACGGAACTGGGAGGTTCCGATGGTCGCACCAAGACCGCCACTGACACCGGTCCAAGCGAAGATGTAGCCCGCGCTCGGGGTCATCAGACCCGGATTCGGGGCAACGTGCAGCAGGC